AAGTCCAAACTCAACTAGGAGAACCCACATGGCTATCGTGTATTCCAGCAAAATCAACAGCGTTCGCGTCAAGGCCGAGGGCGATTTGGCAGACGTTGTGAAAGAAGTCGACATCAGCTACACCGGAACGGACGGCGACTGCTCGTTCACCCTGCCATGCACTATCAAGCTGCCGTCGCCAGACGCGGAAACCTTCACCGCTTTCGCGGACCTGACCGAGGAACAGATCGTCTCGTGGGTTGAGGCGCAGGACGATATGCTTGAGCCGCGCCGCCAGCACATCGCCATCGTGCTTGAGCGCGAGGTCGAGAAGGCGGCGTCAACGAACAAGCCGCTGCCGTGGGTTCAGGAACCGGTGCCGCCACCAGCGGTGCCGCTCGCCAACCCGGAAGAGTAAAGCAGGGCTGAACGATGCCGCTCGTAACCTCCGGCTCTATCAGCATCGGCGGGTCGACGACTAACCGCTCCATTAACTTGGAGCTTGGTCGGTCGGCTACGGCTACGTCGAGCCTTGGCGAGACTACGCTGCGGAACCTTGCGGGCGTCTCAAGCGGCGCGATCAGCCTGTCGAGCTTCTACGGCAAGTCCAACCTCGCCGCGACGCTGAACGCTTATGGCGGTGCGACGACGATTGATTTGTCGGACTACTACTTCAACAGTTGGGCCAACTATGGCGAGTCGTTCGTCAAGATTGTTCTGAACAGCAACGGCACGGCGCAGTACGCATACGGAAACACCTCAACAACGCAAACCAATTTCACGTCTTTCACGTGGAAAACCGGGGGCGGTTCTGTAGGCGACTACTACGGGCGTGTCACCAACGTTAGCGGATCGTTTTACTCCGCTCCCGCAAGCAACGCGCTTCATGCGCTATCGACTACACGCGAGTGGATGGTGCTAGCCGCGGCTAACAATAATCCGGGTTACGGCTCGGCTAGCGCTAGCGGCACGCTTGAAATTTGTCGCAGCGACGGCTCTGTTTTAGCGTCCCGAAGTTTTTCGATGTACACCGACGTGCAGCTTGGCACGCCCTTGTAATTCCCTTCACCACTCCACCACGAGGAAAGCACGATGGACGAAATACTCAAGATCGAAGTCAACGCAAACGACGCCAACATCATCCTTGGCGGGCTGCTGGAACTCCCCGGCAAGGTCGCGCTCGACACCTACCTGCGGGTGCGTCAGCAGCTGGAGATGCAGATGGCCCAGCGGCAGCAGGCCGCGCAGCCGCCAGTCATTGACCAGTCCAAGGCGAACTAATCGCCCCGGTGTCACGCTGCTGACACCGCCCTACTTCGCCGACGCCTCGCGGGACAGTTTTTTGCTGTCCTGCAGGCGTCTGCGTCGCTTTGTCTCTTGTAGCGTCTGATTTGCCGCTTATCATTGGGATGTGACCCGCCCCTCGGAGCCGCACCCATGATGACATTGCTGTCAACGCTGACCTCCTTTTTAGCCGGTGGCCTCCCAAAGCTCCTGCAGCTATTTCAGGACCGGCAGGACAAGAAGCACGAACTGGCGCTGATGGCGGCGCAGAAAGAGAAGGAACTCGCTCTGCTGGAGCGCGGCTATCTGGCGCAGGCCAAGGTCGAGGAGATCAAGCTAGAGCAGGTCGCGCTGACGACGGCAGCCGAAGAGCGGCAGTCGCTCTACCAGCACGACGCCGAGATCGGCAAAGGCGCGTCGCAGTGGGTGGTCAACCTGCGAGCGTCGGTGCGTCCGGTCATCACCTACGGAATGTTCTGCCTGCTGCTGTTCGTCGATATCGCGGGCTTCATCTACGCGTGGAACACGGCGGTCCCGTTTGAGCGGACGCTGGAGTACCTGTGGAACGAGGACACCCAGATCATCTGGGCATCCGTCATCGCGTTCTGGTTCGGGTCGCAGGCGTTCAGCAAGAAATGAGGACGAGCGACGCGGGCATTCGGATGCTGAAGCATCACGAGGGGGTGCGGCGCAGGCCGTACCTCTGCCCCGCGTTCCTGCACACCGTGGGCGTAGGCCACCTGCTTTACCCGGAGCAAGTCGCGCTCCCAGCGATTCGGACACCGGAGAACGTGGGCAAGCCGCTGCGGAAGGAGTACCCGCTACGCCCGGAGGACAACCGTGTCTGGACTGATGCTGAAGTGGACGATCTCCTTGCTCAAGACCTTGTGCGTTTTGAGCGAGGCGTGGCCCGTCTTTGCCCTGCTGCTGTTGATCGTCAAAGCCACTTCGACGCCCTTGTTTCCTTCGCTTTCAACGTGGGTCTCGGCAATCTTCAGCGGTCTACCGTGAGGATGCGGTACAACCGCGGCGACGTCGAAGGGGCCGGAGAGGCGTTGATGCGGTGGACCAAGGGCGGTGGTCGTGTGCTGCCGGGACTGGTCAAGCGTCGCGGCGACGAGCGAAAGCTGTTGTTAGCCTAGCCATGCGTCGCATCCCGCAAGCCTTCCATCTCATGGGCCACCGGATTACCGTAAAGGTAATCAGTAATGCGGACTGGAAGCACGACGACGCCATGGGTATATGGGAGCCGTCGAAGAATCAGATATCATTGCGCCGTCAGCCGCGGTCAATGTTGCGGCACACGTTTTGGCATGAAGTGACCCATGCGATGCTGGACGTGATTTCGCACAAGTTGTCGAGTAACGAGCAGTTCGTAGATTCCATTGGCGGGATGCTCGCGCAGATCAACGACACGGCAGAGTATTAGCGTCCTGACACTTCACGCGATAGCGTTGCAAGCCTAAAAACTTTTCGATACACAGTTTGCACGCGCCGTCTTGCGCGGGGGTTCTCGGGACGATGACGATGGAAATACAACCACTTATCACCACACTTGGATTGCTGGGCGGCGGGATTGCCGTGTGGGTCCAGCTCAACTCCCGAATTACTCGGCTTGAGGTCCAGAACGAGCATACAGACAAGCAGTTCAATCAGATTCTGGAACGTCTCAAGTCAATCGAGGACAAACTCGACAACAAGCAAGATCGCGTGCCGTAACCCTCACACGAACGTGAGGCTCCCCCCTACGGTATGCCAACACCAACACTCCCAGAACACGTCTATCTTCCGATCATCGAAATCCTAGCCGAACACGACGGGAACGTTGTGCAGGCAGCGCACGCCGCCGAAAAGCGCGGCGGCTTGACGGTCGCCAAGTTCAAGACCCGCGCCTACAAGGCACGCGATCTTGGTCTCTGGGGTCGCACCGACGAGGGCGAGTTCTGGTCCAAGGCGACTCCCAAGACCGCCAGCAACCCTCGTGTCCCAGCCGCTACGGCCCTCCCGGATGACGACATCCCGGTCGAGGAGCTAATCGACACGATGTGCCGCCGCTACACGCGGCGCGTCGAACACGCCACCGCCAAGAAATGGCGTCGCTTCAAAGTCCCCGTCACTGGTCCGTACGCGATCATGTTTTGGGGCGATCCCCACATCGACGACAACGGATGCGATTGGGTGACGTTGCGGTCGCACGTCGAGCTAGCGCGAAAGACCGAGGCGATGTTCTGCGTCAATGTGGGTGACACGACCAACAACTGGTGCGGACGCCTTGCCCATCTGTGGTCGCAGACCGATACGTCGGAAAGCACCGCCAAGAAGCTGGTGAAGTGGTTCCTGAACGACGCGGGCGTGCCGTGGTTCCTATGGGTAACCGGCAACCACGATCTATGGAACGGTCCCGTCGGCGTCGACGCGCTGGAGCGCTTCAAGCCACACCACGTCACGATGGAGGACTGGGGCGCGAAGGTGACGCTGGAGTCCCCGGGCGGCAGCGAGTTTCGGCTGCACGTCGCGCACGACTTCCCCGGGCACAGCCAATGGAACCCGCTCCACGGGCCGCAGAAAGAGGCGCTGTGGGGCGACTACGCGCACCTCTACGTGGCGGGCCACAAACACAACTGGGCGCTGTTTGGGGGCGAACATAGCCATCGTGGCACGCTGTACTGGCTAGCACGGGCCAAGGGCTACAAGACCATCGACTCCTACGCGGAGCGGCTGGGATTCGGCTCACAGGGCCACGGGCATAGCATCGTCGCGGTCGTGGACCCATCGGCCCGCGGAACGGGGCACGTGGCGTGTTTTGCGGAGCCGTTTGAGGCTGCCGACTATCTCGCCTTCAAGCGACGCAAGGCGAGGGGTTAGGGGCTACCAGTAGTCGCCGTCCCGGCAGCGGCGACCGCGAGAGCAGCGGACGTTGGGCGGCGGGACGCGGTACTGATCGTAGTGGCGCAGTTCGCGCCATGACCGCAGCAGTTGTCTTATCCATTCAACCATAGGGCACCTCGCTAGTAGCGGACGACTTCGATCTCCTCATAGAGCCAGTTCCGCATTCCAGAAATCGGCTCGTTGATACGCACCATCCCGTGCAGGATGTGTCCCTTGGGATACACCCGCTCAACGACCCGCACCGTCTTTCGCCCGCGGCGTCGAATCAAGCTGCCCACGCGAAACGGCGGCGGTAGCCTTTTTGATCGCATACTTTCGACGCTCCTTCTGAATCTCGGCGAGGGCTTCTGCCATCGTGTACTTCAGGCTGTTCCGGGTAGCACGGACCAGTAGTCGAGCCAGCATCTCGTCGTTGATCAGAACCGGCCCGATGCTGCTGCGCTCGTAGGCGAGTTCGACCTCGCGCTCCATCTCCCGCTCTTGGGCGGCGTTCATAGGTCTCGGTTCTCCGGGTTGTTGCTGAACCACTCCATCCACGCGGTCAGCACCTTGCTGGCCTCTTCGCGGTCGATTCCGAACGCCTCCTGCAGGTATGGGCGAGCGCCGAACATATTTGTCTGCCCGGACTCGCGCAGTTCGTTCAGGTACAGGAAGTACTTCAGGTACGGGTGGTCTTTGCTCATGGCACCACCTTCTGCACGACGGCCCGGGCGGTGTCCGCGAGCATCTGCAGGAACTCTCCCGGCGGGATGCAGGAGGACGAGTCGGTCCAGAGGCTCTGGTCCCACGTTTGGCAGTTCAGCCCCCAGTTCAGGAGCGCCCAAATCATCACGGCGCAGAAAACGAAAGAGCCGGTGGTCCCGGCAAGAACGCGGATAGCGGTGTTCATACGACCTCCTCTGGGTTGAGCCGCTCCTCGGCGGCGTTGCGAACGATCTGGAAGGCGTACCCAATCGCCTCCAGTTCGGTGCGCCACTTTTCGGGCGCGTTGCGAATCGGCTTCATGCACAGGTAGTCCTCGGTTTCGCTCACGTACCAAGTGCTGCAATCCGGCGTGTGCCAAACCACCGCCCCAACGTCGGCCTCTTGGCAGAACACAAAGCGGCTCCTGCCCTCTTGCTCAACGTGAATCAGGTATTTGATGCGCGGCTTCATCCCCAATCCTTGTGGCTGCCCGATGCCTCGTTCTCGTCAAAGCCTCGGTGGTAATCGGCAATCGACTCGGCGCTCATCCGCTCCTCTGTGACCTCCTCGCTCATGTAGGTGCCGCCTACGAAGTAGTGCGGTCGGCGGGGGCGGCGGTAGTAGCTGTCGGCCCTGCCGCGGTCGTAGGGGCCACCGTGGCGGCGGTCCGTAACCCATCCCTTCTTGCTGCCCTTCATGCGGCCTCCGGGTGCAGTACGGGGAGGCAGTCGGCGGTGGGGTTGGTGGAGAACATCGCCCCGCCGTTGTTGCCCTCGTCGTCGCAGGAGGGCCACCAGAGCGAGCTATCGTCTAGCTCTAGAACCACCGGCTTGCAGTACCAGCCGAACTCCGCGGCCTCCTGATCGGTCATGTAGCGCACCGCGACGATGCGGCGGTTGAGCAGCGCCTTCTGCGCGGCGGCGGTCCAGTACTGCGTAGGGTTGGCGATTGGCATTGGCTCCCCCTTACGCAGCCGGGGCAAGGAGCGCCCGGAAGCCAGCCATCACGTTGCGGTAGGCGGCGCGAACCGCGGCGGGGTGGTCGCCGATCTCATCGCCGAGGGCCATCAGGCTCTCCGGGTTGATTCGGCTGTACCCGAGTTGCTGGATCGCTTCGGTGACCGTCTCAAGGTCCGTTTTGATCGTCGCTTCGCTGTACGTGGGCATCGGCTTTCTCCTTGCTGTTGTGCGTTTGAGGTTTCTGCGATACGTTCCGGGTATCATCGCCGTGTTGGCGTTTGCCCTTCCTGTATCACCGTGGTGATACTTTGCAACCGTAGGGGCTAGGAGTCAAGCGGTTTTCTCACGGGAGTGATACTGTATGGGGAGTCAGGGGGCCAAGGGGCGGGTTTTGGGGGATGTTCGGGAGGGCGTTAATCGCCCCCTCTCCCCGGATTACCGCCCTGCCCGGACGGTCGTGCTGAAGGCACGCTCCGGCGGCCTAGCCGAAATCGAAGCCTTGGCCTTCAAGCTAGAGGCGAACCTCGGCAAGGCCATCCTTGACGCCCTGACGGCCCAGAAAGGGGCCATTGACGTAGACCTGATCGCCGAAGCCCTGCAGGAGGGCAACATCGGCAAGGTGCTGCGGCTGCTCGACCTCCCCGCGGCCCTTGCCCCGCTGGAGGCGTTAACGCCCGCCATACAGGCCGGGGCGTACGCGGCTGGGGGCGCTACCGCGGCCCAGATCGCCTTGGGCGTAAAGGGCGCGACGTTCGCCTTCAACCAGCTGAACCCCCGCCTCCTCACGTGGCTGCAGACCTACAGCCTCGGCCTCATTCGCCAGATCAACGATCAGACGAAGGAAGGCATCCGGCAGTACCTGCTGGACGGCATGACGGCTGGCGCGAACCCCAAGGAGGTCGCCCGTCAGGTCAAGGGGATCATTGGGCTGACCGACCGGCAGGCCAAGGCGGTGCAGAACTACCGCAAGCAGCTGGAGACCTTCCACCAGCGGCGGTCGGCGAGCGGCTTCGGGCTGGGCAACAAGGTGAGCCGCGTCAACGGCACGCAGGTGCTGGCGCTGAACCCGGACGGCACGCCCAAGGACGGCATCAACGAGCGCCGCCTTCGCGACTTCCGCTTCGACGGGCAGCTACAGCGTGCGATGGACAACGGCACGCCTCTCACCAAGGCGCAGATCGACAAGATGGTCGCTGCCTATGAGCGCAAGTACCTCGCGTATCGGTCGCGCACGATTGCCCGGACCGAAGCGACGCGCACCAACAACATCGGCATCCAAGACGCGTGGCAGCAGGCGCTAGAGAAAGGCGTCGTCAAAGAGGAACTGACCCGCAAGCAATGGGTGGTCGCCCGCGACGAGCGGCTCTGCGAAATCTGCGGCCCCATCCCAAGCATGAACCCAAAGAAGGGCGTGAAGCACGCGCAGCCGTTCCTGACACCGGACGGCCCCGTCTCGCTCCCGCCGATTCACCCGAACTGCCGCTGCACCGTCGTGTATCGCCAGTACGAACCGTCGCAGCTGCAGGAGTAGCGATGCCGATCCCGTGGCGTAGAGGCACGCGATCCGACACCGCAAGGAGACCAGAAATGACAGACATGGCTGAACGCATCAAGAAACTGCACGCCGCACTCGACCGGATCATCAAGAAGGTTCCGGGCGACGGAGACGGCGACGGTATCCCGAACGAGGGGCGCAAGCCCAAGGGCGGTGGCGGGTCGCGCAAGACCCACTACAACTCGGCACAGGCGGCAGCGCTACTCGGGTCAACTAACCCAGCGACGATCACGAACGTCGCTCGGTTGCAGCAGATGAAAAGCAACCTGAAGGTCAAAGCGGAAAGCTACGACGCGGCGGCGCGAAGCACCGGTCGCAGCACCCCGCTCCGCTACAAGGTCGCGCTGGACGACCACGCCACACACATCGACAACCGGATCAAGGAACTGACCGGGGGGAAAGCCTAAAAACTCGCCTTAAAGAACGCGGAGGCTAGCTTGCGACACATCTCGGACGCAGTTTTGAGCGCAGAACGCGAACGCAGCGACAACGACTCGTCTGCCATCGCGTCAAGGCGGTCAGCAAGCGTCACGAGTTCTTTGTAGATGTCGTAGTCGGTCAGCCGCTGCATCGACGGAGTCACCTTATGGACAACACGAGCGTATCAAAACTTGCCGAACGCATCTCGCAGTTATCTGCCGGTGCGGAACGTGTTCTGGAGCAGCTAAATAAAGCCGACCAGACGTACTCGCCGCCAGCTGGCGTGCAGAGCGCCGCGGCGCGTGGCCTGAAGCTGCGCGAGAAGTGGAACCGCGGCGGGCTGTCCAACGCCGAAGCGTCCGCGCAGGGCATCGGCTCCGGCGTGCAGCGTGCGGTGAATCTCAAGAACGGCGACGCGATCTCGCAGCAGACCGTGAAGCGGATGCACGCGTTCTTCTCGCGGCACGCGAAGAACTACCGCCCCGACGAGAAGGAGTCTGACGGCGGCCCGACCGCTGGCACGATTGCGTGGCTGCTGTGGGGCGGCAACGCGGGTCGAGACTGGGCGCAGGGGATCGTCAACGGCATCGAAAAGATGTCGCCGGACGTCGGTGACGTTCATGTGCCGTCGACCGAGATGCAGAAGCCCGGACGCAAGACCGGATACGAACTGGCGATGTCTCGGAAAAAGAGCGCCAAGCCGTCGAAGGGAAGCTGACATGGCTACCCCTGAAGCAACCGAAGCACGCGCTGCCCTCGCCGCCCTCCGTGCCGCCATCAAGGAGGCGGTTGAGGAGTCCCTGCAGAAGGGGTTCTGGAACCGCTGGCCCTCTGGGTCGCCGGGAGGCGTTGGTGGGCAGTTCGCCCCCAAGGGCACGAGCGGCGGCGGTAGCGGGGCTTCAGGCGGCTTCAAGAACTACCTTGGTGGCCTGTTTGGGGGCGGCTACGGCAGCGGCTCCTACAGCCCGCCCAAGCCCAAGGGACCGCCTCCGGGGGCCAAGCCGCACCCGAAGGTCAACGACAAGGGCGCGGCGGTCACGATCAACTACCCCAGCAAGCCGTCGCATCGCAGTACGTGGACCGACCCGAACAAGACCGCGGTATTCACCCCGGGCGGGGACGCTCCCGACACGCTGAACGGCGTGGCGATGAAAACGTGGAACCCGCCGAAGGATGGCTGGGCCAAGGTCACGGGGACCAACGAGAAGCTCGACGCCGATCTGCCGTTTGAGGCGAACCCGAAGAAGTCGGTCGGCGCTGGCGTGCTGATCGTCGAGGACGACGGGCGCGTGTGGCTCACGCGGCCCACCAACAGCTACGGCGGCTACCAGAACACCTACCCCAAGGGGACCGTCGAGGACGGCCTCACGATGCAGCAGAACGCGATCAAGGAGGCGTACGAGGAGACGGGTCTCAAGATCAAGATCGTTGGCATCCTCGGGGACTACGAGCG